CTACTTCTTTGATCGGAACGGGCTCGGCGGCCACGAGTCAGGCTCCCATACGGGGTGTACCTCAACTGTCGTATTGTCGGCGCCGCGGATGATCGCTACGCGGCGCGCCACCTGTTTCAGTAGTCGGTTCTTCTCCGGGGTGAGCATCGTGGGCCACTCCTCAACTGCGCCGATGACAAGCGGCACATAGTCGGCGCGGTGCGGTGTGGCTTCGACGGTGGCCAGGCGTTCCATGGCGGCGGTATTGGTGGCCTGCTGCGCACGGATACGGTCGCGGGCGGCCTCGTACTCGCCCGCCTCGAATTCGTCCGGGTCTAGGGCGCGTTGGGTGCGGAGGTTAACGAGCGCGGCGGCGAACTTGTCAGCCTCGCCCTGTAGGCGCAGGCGTTCGCGGGCGGCGGCGGCGCGGGCGTCAGGCTGTGGCCCCTGGCGGGGGATGCTCAGCGCGGTGTCGATGCCGCGCGCGGCCTCGCGCTTGAACCACTTCAACACTTCCTTCTCGACGACCTCGCGTTTGATCCATACACCGGTGCAGCCGACAGAGCCGGTAGAGCCTCGGCGTCCGCATGAGTACGAGTAGCCAAGGATGTTGATGGGGGCACCGTCGACGATGCGTACGGTCGAGTTTGCGGTCGCGGTGCCATGGCACTTGCCGCAGTACACAAGGCCAGTGAGTGGATACGTGGCGCGTCGGGCGCGCGGTGGGGTGTTGCGCACCTTCTCGCGGCGGTCGCGGTACTGCTGCCACAGTTCGGCGTCGACCAGTTCCTCTTGCGCGCCGGGTACGAACAAGGTGTTCGGGCAGTTGGGTCGGGCCTCTTGTGCGCAGGCGCATTGCGGGTTGTGGATACGTAAGAGGCCTGCGCAGAAACCTGAGTCCATGTAGCGGGTGAGTGTCTGCTCGGACCATAGGCCGCCGCGGGTGGTGCGCCATCCGTCGTTGTTGAGCTCACCGACGAGTGAGTAGAAGGCGTCTCCGTCGATGTACTGCCGGTAGCGGTCGGCCATGACGGGGCCGCTTTGAGGGTGTGCCTCGTACTTCTCCTGTTGCGTGGTCCATCCGCCCTTGCTGTCGGGCAGTCGGCGCGGGTGCCAGATGTAGCCGAAGCGGGGGCGCCCGGTGGCAGGCAGGTGCATCTTGTAGCGGCGGTGGTCGTGGGTTTCCTTCCACTGCTCGCCGCGGACGTCGGACTCGTAGGCGGCGAACTCGAACAGGATTCCTCGATGGAGTCGGCCGGTTGCGGTGCGCGCGTCTACCTCTTCGGTGGCGGACGCGAGTTGCCCGCCGGCGTCTTCTAGGCGTTTGAGGTTGACGGGGACGCCGTCGCGTGTGCGGCCGAAGCGCGAGTATTTCCATACTGCGATGCCGCGTGCCTCGCCTGCTTCAACGCGTTTGATGCCGCCCATGATGCGGCGTTTGAAGTTTCGGCCGGTCGCGTCGAGGTCGACGATGAGTGGTTCGAGCAGGCGCCGGCCCGTGCGTGCGGCCCATGCGCGGATGGCCGATTCTTGAAGTTCGGGACTGATCTTCTCCTCTTTCCACGTTGAGACGCGGATGTACCCGAGCCAGGGTTCGCCGGTTTCCGGCGCTCCCTGGAACGTGGGCGGTACTAATAAGTCGGTCACTGGGCCGTCCGTTCGGGTTGGTGGCTGTGGTTTGGGCGCAGTGTGACAACGTTGCCCGCGACCTGCTCGGTGCGGTCCCTGTGTTGCCCGGGTGTGGGCGGGGCGGGGGCGTCGAGCAGGCCGCGCGCAACGTGGTCGAGGCCGCGGACATAGCCGGCGCGGTCTGCGTCGGCGAGTTGGTGAGCCGTGGCGCGCTGGGAGTTGTGCACGGTGCGGATGATGATCAGGGGTACGGCGGTGAGGACGATGAACAGCCCCGCCCCGAATAAGTCGTCGTTGTTGCCGAGGAGTCCGACAACGCCCGCGGCGAGTCCCACCATGAGCAGGGTGAGGGCGAATGCGGGCATGTATCGGTAGTTCACTGTCTCTGCCTCCGTGCGGTTAGTTCTCGGCGATGCGTCCCTCGCCGTTCTCGGCGCGCTGCGCTCGCAAGGTCTCGGTCATAGAGATGAACACTCGGCGTGACTGGGGGTCGGTGATGCCTAGTTCGTCGGCTGCCGCCTCGGGGGTCAGTGGGGCGGTGCGCGTGGGGTTGCGGACGTTGTCCAGCTCGCTTGCGCTGAGCACGCCGGCGGCGATGAGCACCTCGGCGAGGGGCAGTTCGAGGGCATCGGCGAGCATTTGAAGTACGCGTGTCTCGGTGGCCGCCTGGCCGCGCAGCATGCGGCTAATGGTCCCGGCGCCGATGCCGGAGTCTGCGGCGAACCTGGTTTGGCCGCCGCCTCTGGGTCGTAGGTCGTAGTCACGGCGTTCAAGTTGGCGCTTCAGCCAAGCGGCGAACTCTTGCGGCGTTGCAAGATCGCTCTTTCGCGGGTTCCCATGTTCCATGGATGGAACATATCGCGCGTGGACCGTAGATACCACATGACCCTGTGAACGCGCCCCGTAATATGGACATTAGACATAAGTCACCCCATGAACTATGGCGATGCACTCGAACAGGTGACTGATTGTTGCCGCGCATATGCCTAGTGTCAATGCGATTCAAGGCGCCTTATCGCTCATTCGTTCGACTCACGCGCCCCACGATCATGTTAACGTTCCATCCATGGATGGCAACCCTCCACCTATGGAAGGATGATGCTCGCATGTACGACCGCGCCGCCCTGGTCGCCGCCGCCCAAGAAGCGGGGGACCGCAGTCCGTCAGACACCGCAAAACGATTGAAGGTTGCCCGCAACACCGCATGGCGTTTGTGGAACGGCCACACCGCCCCAAGTGCCAACGTAACGGCCGCAGTTGAGGAGCACTACGGCGTTTGTGCCGGGCAGCTGGTCAGGCGAGCCGCCGCATGACCCGCGATGTGATCCCCCGCGAGCAGGCGTTCGCCAACGCCCGCCGGGTCCTCGACGCCGCCCGCGACCGCCGCGACCGCGACCGCGCCGCCGGTCGGCTCCCCGCAGAGGTCGAGCTGATCTTGCGCCGCCTCGAACGCGACCAGCGCCCGCAGGCGCCCGCCGTCGAGCAGCACCGCGCCGCCGCCTGAGACGACGAAGGACCGCCCGGATGCGACCCGGACGGCCCTCCCGACCGAACCCCGAGAGGTACCGATCGTGAACACCCCTGAGATTACCGCCCCTACGCCGAGCGCCACGGACGCCGAGAAGCACGCCATGCGCACGGGCGTGATCGCCCGGCAGCTCGGCCAGATCGCCCCCGGCACCGTGTGCGTGCGTACCGCCCCTGTGCGGGCCGAGCGCGACGGCGAGCAGCAGCTCACGACGTGGGTCGCCCTCGCCGACGCCCTCGACGGGCCGGTCAAGGCCGACCGCGACGCGCACCGCGCCGCCCGCGGCCTGCTGCTGCGGATGTTCCCCGCCGCCGACTGGACCCGCCCGCAGCTCTACGACGCCATCACAGGCGCCCTCGCCGTCGACACCCCGGTCATGCCCGAGGAGCTGCACCGATGATCCGGCCGACGCTCACCGCCGACGGCCTCGCCGTCCGCCTGCCGATCGCCGACCGCGTCGAGCGGCTGCTCGACGCCCTCGCCGTCGCGTACGCCGCCGACCCCGACGACGTCGGGCGCCTGCTCACCGTCCACGGGGCGAACGTCGTCCGCCTCGATCACGCGGTCGTGAGCGAGGACATGCCCGAGCACGAACGCGCCATGCGCGCCGCCGCCGCCGACGGGAGTCGCGAGGCCCTGCTCGACGAGGCCCCGCCCGCCGACAACGTCGACGACCTGCTCGCCCCCGACGACGCGGTCACCCTCGCCGGCCGTATCACCAGCCTCGCCGACTACATCCGCAACACGGCTTCCCCTGGCAGAGGTGAGGCCGCGTGAGTCTCACCCTCGACACGGTCGGGAAGATGCTCGCCGAGCGGGCCGTCGAGATAGTGCCGGGACAACTCGCCATCGATGCCGGCGACGCACCCGCGGAGATTCCTGCTGCACTGCGCCGGGATCACCGAGCGGTTCGGACTGGCCGCACGAGCGCCGCCCCGCGTGGGCGGGGCGCGTCCGTCGACCTCGCCCTCGCGTTCCTTAAGCGCACCCGCGAGACGGAGGGCGGACACCGTGAGTGGGCCGGCCGCCCCGCCAACGGCGGGGGCCGGTTCCAGCACAAGGGCACGTCGTACACCGCGTTTCAGGCCGCGTTCATGCTCTGGCACGGACGGGCCCCGGTCGGCATCGTCCGGCCGTCGTGCGACGTGCCGACGTGCTGCTCGCCGGCCCATGTCGACGACCAGGAGACCCGGAAGCGCGAGCGCGCCGCCCTCGCCGACGTCAAGGGCATGCAGCACCGGCCGCCCAAGTGCAAGCACGACCAGGCCGTACACGGCCGCCACCGCGACGACGGCCGGCGGTACTGCGCCGAGTGCAACCGCCTTTCCAGCAAGCCGAGTTGTGGGCACGGCAACCCGACGTGCCACGACTCCGAGGTACGGCCGTACCCGTGCGGGCAGCGGTGCGAGGAGCACCAGCCGGCCCGGACCCGCCCGTACGTCACCGACGCCGCCTGAACTGCCCCGGGGCGAGGACGAGCCATCGACGCCCCTCGCCCCGGGCGCCCCCTTCCCGAGGAGCACAACCCCTGTGACCTGGTTCAAAGTCGACGACACGTTTTACGGGCATCCCAAGACGCTCAAGGCCGGTAACGCCGCCGTCGGCCTGTGGGTCAAGGCGGGCGCGTACGCCGCCCAGCACCTCACCGAGGGCATGGTTCCGGGCGTCGTGGCCCAGCTGTACGGCACGGCGCCGCAGGCCCGGAAGCTGGTCGCCGCCGGCCTGTGGCACGAGCACGGCCACACGTGCCCGCACCCGAAGTGCCGACAGCCGGCCGCCGGCGACTACTACATGCACGACTTTCTGATCTACAACCCGAGTCGGGCGCGCGTCGAGGACGAGCGGGCGCGGGCCGCCGAGCGGCAGAAGCGGGGGCGCGAGCGCGCCGCCGAGCAGCGGACCCAGGAGCGTAATCCGCTCGATTCGTCGGCGAATGGCGAGCGAATCGACGACGATCCGTCGCCCGAAAATCGTGAACCGTCCGCGAATCAGATCGAGTTCCCGGATGACATCGCAGGTCAGGGCGGTACGTCACAGCATGACGGAGGCGACCCGTCACGGTCCCCCCGACCCGACCCGGCCCGGCCTGCTGTACCTCCTTCGGAGGTACAGCCAGCTAGCTACGGCTCGACCCCCGCCGTGCCGCCGAACCTTCGGCCGTTGCGCGACGCACTCACCGCGGCCGGCGTCGTCGTCGAGTGGTCCCTCGCCGAGGCCGATTGGTTCCGCCTCGAAGCGATCGTGAAGCGGACCGCCGTCCCCGCCCTGGTCGCTCACGCCGGCGAGCAGTGGCGCCGCGCCCGGAGCCGGCCGCGGTCAGTCCGGTACTTCCTGCCCGGCTGGAGTGCGCTCCCGCCCGTCCCCGCCGGCGCCCCGACCACGCCCGGAGCCGACGTGATCCCCCTCGACGCTGCCCGCCCTGGACGCGTCGCCCGCGCCGCCGACCTGTTCGCCGCCGCCCTCAACTCTCCCCAGGAGCAAGCCAGATGACCCGCGAGGAAGTCGCCGCCCTGCTTGCCTACGCCGTGCGCCTCGACCCACGCACCGCGCCCACCGACCAGGCCGCCGCCGAGGAGACCCTCGACCAGTGGGCCGACCTGCTCGCCGACGTCGCCACGGCCGCCCCGCACCCCAACGGCCGTCACTGGGACGCCGCACAGGTCGTACGCCACCACATCGCGACCTCGCCCTACCCGATCAAGCCGAGCGACGTCTCGCGCCCGTGGCACGGCTTCCGTCGTGACGTCGTCGACCGCCATCACGACCCCGTTCCGGCCGCGGACCCGGACGACCCGGAGGCGTACCGCGCCGAACTGCTCGGCACCCGGCACGCCGTCGCCGTCGGTGCCGTGCCCGCCGCAACATTCCGCGAGTTGACCGGCGGGCCCGCCGCCGAGGTCGCCGAACGCCTCGCCGCCCTCGGCGAGTACGTGCCACGCAGCGTCGCCCAGGCCCTCGCCGAGTTCCGGCCGCGCCGCGCCGAGCGCGAGCGCCGAGCCGTCGAGGGACTGCCCGACCCGCTCGACGTGCCGTGCCCCTACGAGCAGTGCCGCGCCCGCGCCGGCGAGGCGTGCGTCAACCATCGCCGCACCCCGCGCCGCACCGCCCACCCCTCGCGCCTCGACCTCGCCACCGCCCGCCGCTACGCCCCGAAGGAGCCGGCCGCATGACCAGCCGCAGGAAGCACCCCGAGCGTGCCCCGCACCGCCGCCGCGCGAGCGCGATGGACCGCACAAAAAACAACAGCGGGTACCGGATCACGGGATCGTGGGACCAGCATCCGGACCGCCCGGCGATCAAGCCGACGCAGGACCGCAAGGCCGCCCGCCGCATCGCCCGGAACATGGCCGAGCAGGGCGCGTACGTGGTCGTCGAGGAGCACCACGGTTACGGCCGTTGGTCGACATGGTTCGAAGTGGACGGCCCCGCCCTGCTCGCCGAGCGCCGCCTCGTCGCTGAGGAGGAGCGCCGCCGCATCGAGGAGGAGCAGCGCGCCGCCGCCGAGGCCGAGGCCGCCCGCCGCGCCGCCGCCGAACGGTCCGAGCGCGAGCGCGCCGACCTCGCCCGCCTCATGGCGCGCCCGCCAGTCGCCCGCGAGCAGTGCGGACGCCGCGAGGCCCGGCACGTCACCGGGGCGCAGCGATGATTCCCGCCGCCGCCCTCGCGGTCGTGCGCGCGGGCGTCGAGAACGCCCACGGGAACGGCCTCGACACGGCCGCGGGCGTAGCCGAGCAGGTCGTCGAGGAACTGGTCGCCATGGGGTGGACGATCGTCCTCGCCGAACCCGACGACGACCAGCAAGCCGCGTAACTGCCCGTCGGGGGGCGGGAATCGGAACAGCCAAGGCCGCCCCCCGTGGGCTATGTTCCAACCCTGGAAGGAACGTGCCAGCCATGAAAGAACATTCGGAACGACTTCCCGACGGAGGTACATCCCATGGACCGGCCCACCCCGGCCGAGCGGTTCGCCGACAAGGTGACCACCGCCGGCCCCTGGTCACTCCGCCGAGACTGCCCCGGCCCCTGCCACCTGTGGGACGGCGCCCAGAACGAGAAGGGCTACGGCACTTTTTGGGTCGCCGGCCGCACGGTCAAGGCCCACCGCTACGCCTACGAGCAGCAGAACGGCCCGATACCCGCCGGCCTTGAGGTCGACCACCGTTGCCGCCGGCGCGCGTGCGTCGCGCCCGGCCACCTCGACGCCGTCACGCACCGTACGAACATCCTCCGCTCGGCGAACCACGTCGCCGCCCGCGCCGCCGTGACGCACTGCCCCGCCGACCACCCGTACGACCAGGCGAACACCATCCGCGCGGCGAACGGAACGCGCAAATGCCGGGCGTGCAAGAACGCGTCAGCCCGCGCCGCACGCGCCGCGAAGCGCGAGGCCCGCCTCGCCACCGTCCACCCCATCCGCCGCCGTACCGCCCGCGCCCTCGAACAGGCCGCGTGACCCGCAGCCAAGGCCCGTTCCGACCAGGCCGCGCGACCGGACGCGAGCCCGCCCGCGCGCGCGAGCAGCGCCTCGACCCACCCGACCCGAGACAGGAGCACCGCCCCATGACCCGCATTCCCGACGCCGTCGCCGTCGCCTCGCTCGACACTCACCGCCTGATCGTCGCCGTGCCGAACGAGGGACCGGCCGACATCGCAACCAACCTCCCCCGGCAGGCCGCCGCCGACGTGCTGCGGCAGCTCGCCGACGGCCTCGACAGCCCGGCAGGACTCTGCGCGACCGCCCGCGCGACCGGCCGCCCCTGCCCGATCCACGACGCCCCCGCCCCGCCCTCGGCCGTCCTGCTCGCCACCGGCCCAGCCGAAGCCCTCGTCCGAGGCATGCGCCGAGCGCAGCGCCCCGACGGCCTCGACCGCCTGCTCGCCGCCGTCGCCGAGCAGCCGCCCGCCGACAACGCCGACCGCGCCGACGACGGCCTCGCCACCATGACCACCCCCGCCGAGCGGGCCGTCGACGAGGCCCGGCAGTGCCTCGCGTTCAACGTCGCCGAGCAGTCACCGGCCCTGTTCGCGTTGCGCGACCTGCTGCTCGACACCGAGGAGCGCACCCCGGCCGCCGCCCTCGCGACCGCGTACGTCCTGTTCGCCGCCCACGCCCGCGAACTGTCCGGCCTCGCCCGCAAGCGGTACGACGCCACCACCGAGCAGCACGGCGTAAACCGCAGCACGCGCGGCCAGCTCACCGGCATGAACAGCATTCGGAAGCTGCTCGACGACCTCGCCGACCACCTCGACGAGCAGGCCCTCGCGTGAGCAGCCTCGCCGGCCTCGCCATCGTCGCCGGCGTCCTCGCGTCCGGCGTGCCCCTCGGCCTGTGGGCATGCCGGCGCGACCCCGGCCCCCTCGCCGGCCGCCGCGCCCGCGTCCGTGCTGACCGCGCCCTGTTGCGCCTCGCCCGCACAGGGTGCGCCCACCCCGACCAGTGCCCGACCTGCTCGGCCCTCACCGAGCGAGCCCAGGAGACCCACCAGTGACGAACGCCCCCGCCCGACGCCGACGGCACTCCCGCACCAAGGGCCGCGACCACGCTCGCCGCGACCGCCGCGCCGCCCTCGACGTCCTGCTCGCCCGCGCCGACCGCGGCCGGTTGTCCCCCACCGAGGCCGCCCTGTTGCGCGAGTACGTCGTCGAGGAGCAGCGCACCGCCGACGCGTGCCGTAAGGCCAACGCCGGCAGCACGCGCACCCTCGCCCAGCACCGGGACGCAGCCGACGCCGTCGTACGCGAGTTGGAGAGCGACCGCGCCGAGGCCGAGCAGCGCGCCGCGGACGCCGAGGAACAACTCAGGGCGTACCGAGCCGTGTTCGGGCCCGGCGCCCTCGACCGCTACCGGACCGCCCGGCAGCAGGTCGCCGCCGTGCGGGCCCTACTGCCCACCACGCCCCGCCCCCGCCTCGGACTGCCGAACGGCCTCGCGTACGCCAACGGCTTGCACGACGCGTACGACGCCGTCCGCGACGCCCTCGCCCCCACGGGCCGCCCATGACCGCGCCCCCGCCGGCCGTCGACCCCGAGCAGCTGCGCGCCGCCGGCGACCAGCTGCGCACCGCACTGCGGGCGTGGGCCGAGGCCGTCGCCCCAGCACTGCGGGCCGCCGCCGAGCAGTTCGCCGCCCTCGCCGCCCAGCTGCGCGAGGCCGGCGTCGTCGACGAGCAGGGCACGCCGCGCCGCCGCGACCGCCCCTCGTGGCGCTCCCCGTATGGGCCCGCCCGCACCCGCCGCCGCCGTCAGCACTGAGAGCAGGAGCAGCCACACCATGACGACCGCCCTCGACCACGTCGCCCCGCCCGTTGCCCGCCGCGCCGCCGTCGACCTCGCCGCCGTGCGCGAGCAGTGGGGCGACCTGCTCGCCGCTATCGGCCGCCGGCCGGCCGCGGAGTGGCCGCCGCGCGAGGCCCGCGGATTCCTCGACCAGCTCGCCGCCGACGACCGCGCCGAGGACGACGACGCGATGCCCGTCGAGGCCGTCGTCGGTCGACTCCCGCTCACCATCCGCGAGCACCCCGCCCCGCTTAACCTCGACGCCCTCGACGCCGCCCTCGCCGTCGAGCGTGACCTGTTCGACCTCGCCGACGCCGTCGCCGAGCAGGTACAGCGCTCCATACGGCCGGCCCGCGACGCACACGACCGGTTCATCACCGACCAGGCCGACGCCGCCGACCCTGCACGGTGGCACCCGCCCACGCACCGCGACGCCGGACCCGCGAGCGCCGCCTCGGCCGGTAGCCGCGCGTACGGGCTGCATTGGGCCGCCGTATGGCTGGAAGGGCGCGCCCTCGACGAGATGAGCGGCGACCTATTCGAGCCGATCCCCCCGCGCCTGCTCGACGAGGTCGCCGCGACCGCCCGCCGGGCGCGCCTCACGGTCGAGCGGGCCCTCGGCCGCGACGCACGCACGACCACCCTCGGCGAGCGGTGCCCGTTCTGTGGCGGGCAGCTCGCCGGCCACACCCGCCCCGGGGGCGAGCCTGTGGTCACCTGCTCGACCGGCGAGGCGTGCGAGGCGCCCGTCGACCTCGACGGCCGGCGCCGGCGGGCGTGGCGGGGCGCCGACCTGGTCGGCCTATGGGTCGCCCTCGACGCGCGCCGACGAGGCGAGGCGTAGCAACTCCCTTGGGGCCGGCTGGAGTTGGGCCGGCCCGCTGTTGCCAGACCGTTACTGAACAAGGTTCTGAACTCAGTTGTGTACTCAGTTCTGAACTGGATACAGTGGCGTTCCCGCCGGACGTCACCCGGCGGACCACAGACCGACGAGCCACAGGGAGCAACCCCCAATGAGCGCAGTCACCATCCCCGGCGCCCTCGCCGACTACCTCACCGACCAGTTCATCAGCGACGACGAGACCGCCGCCGCCCTCGACGCCGCCCGCCGCGGCCGAGGCCGCACGCTGGTGATCGAGCCCACCAGCCCGCGCGTGCTGCACGTGATCAGCCGCTTTGCCGAGCAGCTGCTCAAGTACCCGAGCATCCGCACCCGCGCCCAGCGCGACGCCGCCCGCCTGTGGATCAAGCGCGCCGGCCACGCCCCCGCCCGTATGACCCACCAGTTCGACGACTCCGGGCAGGCTTACAACCACACGCAGTGCCGCGACGACATCCGAGACGGCGATGTCCTGGTCATCTACTCCGAGCGTGTTGTCGGAATCCTGGTCGGGGCATGGCCCGCGGCGATCACCGAGGCGCACGGGGAGTTGCACACGCTCACCGCGCCGGCCCGCGAGATCGAGGGCGGCGCCTACGCCGAAGCTGCCGAGGCCGCCGAACAGGCCGCGCGCAGCTACGGTTTCCCCCTCGCCGTGCACACCACCGTGAACTACGAGGTAGGCGCCCGCGTCCGTGAGGGCAACCGCCTCGGAACCGTGACGGCCGTGAACGTCGAAACGTTCCACCTGAGCACGCTCACCACCACGCACGACAACGTGACCATCACGTGGGACCACGGCACCGAGTCGACCATTCACCCGAGCCACGTCGAGCCCTCCGAGGAGACCGCCGAGGACGACCAGCCCGCCCGCGAGGCCGTCACCGTGCGCATGACCCCGGAGCCGGCCGGCCTCGCCCGCATCCGCGCCAAGATGGATGAACGGCAGGCCGCCGACCACATCGCCCACGGCGCCCCCGTGCCGCCCGCCGTACAGGCCCGCATCGACGCCCGCCGCGCCACCGAGGCCGCCCCCGAGCAGGGCGAGCAGTTGCCCGCCCGCCGCGTGATCGAGGGCGTAATCGTGGGGCACGCCGGCACGACCGAGGGCAGCATGCCCACGGACGCCGGGCACCCGAACGTGATCGCCGCGCGCGCCGCCCTCGACGGCCTCGCCGCCGCCCGCATGACCGACCACCACGACGTGAGCGACCCCGCCGAGGCCGAGCAGGACGTACGCGGCTATCTGGTCGAGCCCCGCGGAGGCGCCCGCGTCGCCGTGTACTGGCTTGAGGGCGGGCGCACCATCCGCCGAGACACCCCCATCGACGGCGCCGCCCTCGACTGCCTCGCCCACACCCTCACCCGCCGCGGCTGGACGGTCGAGAAGATGCTCAAGTCCTCGCAGTGCGTCTTTGCCCACCGACCGACGAACTGATTGACCGCCGGCCCGCCCTCGCCAGAGGGCGGGCCCGTCCCGACAGGAGCAACCCGAGTGAGCGCGCAGGAACCGGCAATCGTCACGGCCGATGAGTTGGCACGGGAGGTAGCGGCCCTGGTTCGCCGCTACGAGCGCGGCCAGGAACAACAGCAGGCACTCGCCGACACCGCCGAAGCCCGAATGATGCGAGCAGCCAAGGCCCGGAAGGAGTGGAAAGCCGTCGAGGAAAACTTGCCGGGCCTTCTGGCCGAGGCCCGCGACACGGGATGGCAGCCGAAGCAGATCGCGAAGATTCTCGACCTCACCGAGTCCTACGTGTACCGCAAGTTGCGCGAGCACGACGCCCAGCAGTAACACCCGCACGCAGGTGCGGCCCGCACACGGTGACGTCACCACCGGGCGGGCCGACTAACCACGATGGGAGCAACCCCACCATGACCACCGCCAACCCTACCCAGCAGCCAGCCAAGGCCCCGAACCTCCCGCCCCCCGTAGGCCGGTCCCTGTCCGTGCGCATCCTCGACGAAGGCATGTACGACGATCTGCGCGTGATCATGCAGACCGGTTGCGACGCGTCAGCCGCCGTCCGACAGGCGTTACTACTCCTCGCGAACGTGTACGACGGAGCATGGAAGCGCGGGCACTACCCGACCGGCGTCGCGCCCGAAATCGTGACGACGAACATCAAGCCGTACCGCCCCGTCCGACAGCCTGACCAGGACGTATGACAGCCGCGCGCCCCGTTGTATGACACGGGCGGGGCGCGCGTCGGACACCCGCGTGTCGCGCCCAGTCGGCACACCGCGCCCCAGTCCGCCGCCTGGTGCGCAGTTGCGTCCCGTCCATGCGGACAACGCGCCTGGCAGTCCGACGTTTCCGCGACCTGCGGCCATATCAGAAGACAACATCGGTCCATCGACCCGCGATTACGCCTTTCGCAACTAGTACGGTTTCCCACGCGGGCACGGTTTCGCCCCAACCGCCCTCCCCTCATGGCGCATTCAACCGATGCAGAGGGAGGAAGCTTGGGGACCAGCAGGAAGAAAAGGAAGCCGGTCAGCGAAGGAAAGAAAGGCAGGCCAGCAAGCAAGAGAAGGCAGGCCAGCAAGATGAAGGGCCCGGATTGGGAACGCAACACCTTCCTGGTCACGGCGGGACGTCTCGTGTATGAGATCGTCCGCGACCTGATCAAGAGGTAAGACGCACCAACCCGAGCCCATCCCTCAATGACCGTTCATCGCGGTCACTGCGTAGCGCCGGCTAGGGCGCGCGCACGGGGGCGGGATCGACGCACGGTCTCGCCCCCATCGGCAGCTCTGCTGCACAAAAGAGTTAAGCAATATACGCGGCCCCCTGTACAGCCGCCCGGCGGTACACGCTGCGCGTCCGGACGCGCAGCGTCATGCGCGCGGGCGAAGTCGTCGAACAAGACCAGTTGCGCCGTTATCGTTCTGTGACCTAAAGTGGGGCCCGTCTTCGGCGTGCCCGCATACGGACGCCCTACCTCGAACGCCCCGCCGCTCCCCCGTCAGCGGCGGGGCGTTCGCATGCCCACGGGAGGTGACCCGTGGGACGCCCCATCGACGACCGCGACCGCGAGCAGGTACGCCGGCTGCACGCCAAGGGCAAGAGCCGGAACGAGATCGCCCGAGCGATCAAGAGGTCGCCCTCGACCGTGTCGAAGATCGCCGCAGCGTTCGACCCCCCGCTCACGTTCGACCGCGCCGCCGAGGTCGAGACCGCCACCCGCGTACGCCGCGCCGACCTCGCCGCACGCCGCTCCGAACTCGCCGTCATGCTGCACGACATCGCCGAGCGCGAGCTCGCCAAGATGACCGAGCCGCATCTCTACTTCGAGTGGGGCGGGAAGGATCACACCTACGCCCAGAAGTGGCAGGACGAGCCGACCCCCGCGGACCGCCGCACGATGATGGCCACCGCCGGCGCCGCCCTCGACCGGTCACTCAAACTCACCCCGCCGCGCGACGAGGCCGGCGAGCGCTCCCGTTCCGTGATCGGGCGCCTCATGGAAGGACTCGCCCGCAACTACGCGGAGCGCCACGGCGACGCCCCCGGCGGCGACGATGAACAGTGATCTTGGCCTGTCCCCGAAGCAGGTCGATTCGATCGTCGAGGCCGCCGCATTCCTGAACCTGTGGGAAGGGTCGGTGCGTAGCGGGAAGACGATCGCCAGCCTCATACGGTGGTTGGGGTACGTCGCCGACCCGCCGCCCGGCGGCGAGCTGGTCATGGTCGGACGCACCCGCGACAGCCTCGCCCGCAACGTGTTCGGCCCGCTCATGAACCCGGACGTGTTCGGCGAGGTCGCGCAAGATATCCACTACACCAGCGGCGCGCCAACGGCGACCGTCCTTGGCCGCACCGTGCACGCCCTCGGCGCCAACGACGCCCAAGCCGAGCCGAAGGTACGAGGCTTGACGTGCGCCGGCGCGTACGTCGACGAGGCGACCACGCTCCCCAAGTCGTTCTTTGACCAGCTCACCGCACGTTGCAGCGTGCCCGGATCGGCGATCTACGCCACGACCAACCCCGACAACCCGAACCACTGGCTACGCCGCGACTACCTGCTCAGGCCGACCGAGGCCCGACTCAGGTCGTGGCACTTCCAGTTGGACGACAACCCGGGACTTGACCCCGAGTACAAAGCCCGGATCAAGTCGACGCACACCGGCCTGTTCTACAAGCGCAACGTCTTGGGCCTGTGGGTCCAGGCCGAGGGCGCCATCTACGACATGTTCGACGAGACCGAGCACGTCGTCGACGAACTGCCCGCCATGCGCCGGTACTGGATCGGCCTCGACTACGGCACCGTGAACGCCACCTCGGCGATCCTGCTCGGCGAGGGCGTCGACGGCCGGCTGTACGCCTGCGCCGAGTGGCGCCACGACTCCCGCACCGCGCACCGGCAGATGACCGACGCCCAGTACAGCGCAGCACTGCGCAAGTGGGTTGCCGAGCAGGGCGTCGCCCCCGAGTGGACATTCATCGACCCCAGCGCGGCGAGCTTCATTACGCAGCTGTGGGCTGACTCCTATCCGGGCGTTGCCCGCGCCTCGAACGAAGTGGTGGACGGTATCCGGTCCGTGGCGAGCCTGCTCGGCGCCGGCCTGCTCCGCATACACCGATCGTGCGAGGGACTGCTCGCCGAACTGCCCGCCTACGTGTGGGACGAGAAGGCCGCCGACAAGGGCGAGGACAAGCCCGTCAAGGCGAACGACCACTCGTGCGACGCACTCAGGTACGTGATCCACTCGACCGCCCACGAATGGCGGCACTTGCTCACCCTCGCCGCGTAAGGAGGCCGCCGCCATGGCCGCAGTGTTCACCCTTCCCGTGTCCCTCACCGTCGGCGAGCACACCGTCGAGGTAGGCGAACTGACCCTCGTCCCCGGCGAGCAGCTGCGCCCCGCCCTCGCCGGCCTGTTCCGCCGCGCCGCCGACGCGTGCGAGGCCACCACTCAGGAAGGGGGCGACGATGGCACTCCCTGACCAGGGCGCCGCGTGGCCGCCGCCGGCGTGGGCCCCGCATTACGCCGCGATGCGCGTCGACGACGCGTGGTACAGCGGCGACCGCAAACGCCTCGGCCGCGCCTACGCCCACCACGGGCGCCCCTCCGAGCGGCGCCGCCTGTGGGGCCGGCGGTCGTTCGAGCACCGCCTCGACCGGCGCGACCACCGCCTACACGTCCCCCTCGCCGGCGACATCGCGTCGACGAGCGCCGACCTGCTGTTCGCCGACATGCCGACGATCGCCGTCGAGGACAAGGCCACACAGGAACGCCTCGACCAGCTGCTCGACGAGGGCCGAGCGCAACAGACGTTTCTCGGCGCCGCCGAGCAGGCCGCCGCCCTGTCTGGCGTGTTCCTCCGTGTGACGTGGGACCGCGACCTAGCACCGCGCCCCCTGCTCACCGTCATGCAACCCGACGGAGCCGTACCCGAGTACCGGTTCAACATGCTGCGCGCCGTGTCGTTCTGGCGAGAGTTGGACGGCTCGACCGAGTCGACCGTATGGCGACACTTCGAGCGACACGAGTCCGGCCGCATCGTGCACGCCCTGTATATGGGGACGCGCGACAACGTCGGGCGTCGCGTGCCGCTCACCGAGCACCCCGATACGGCCGACCTGGTCGACTCCCTCGACGCCGACGGCGACAGCATCGCGACCGGCATCCGGGAACTGACGGCCGCGTACGTACCCAACATGCTGCCCAACCGGCTGCACCGGGCGAGCCCGATCGGACGCTCGGACTACGCGGCCCCGGTCTACGACCTGTTCGACGCCCTCGACGAAACGTGGACATCGTGGCTTCGCGACATCCGCCTCGCCCGCGCGCGGCTGATCGTCCCCGATGGCTACTTGCGCAACGAGGGCGCCGGCCGCGGAGCGTCATTCGACGACGACCGCGAGGTCTGGCACTCGTTGCGGATGCCGCCCAACGAGGGCGCCGGCATCACGTTGAACCAGTTCGATATCAGGGTCGAGGAGCACGCCCGGACGGCCGAAAGCATCATGCGACAGGCCGCCCAAGCCGCCGGCTACTCGCCCCAATCGTTCGGCCTCGACGGCGAGGGACAACCGGTCACGGCGACCGAGGTCGACAGCCGCGACGCCCGGAGCATGGTCACCCGCCGCAAGAAGGCCGGCTATTGGCGCCACCCGATCGCCGACATGTGCCACGTCATGTTGCAACTCGACGCAGCACTGTTCGGCAGCAAGGTCACACCCGCCCGCCCCCGCGTGGAGTTCGGCGACGGCGTCGCCGAGTCCGCCGAGCAGACGGCGACGACTCTCGACCTGCTCAACCGCGCCGGCGCCGTCAGCACGGCAACGAAGGTGAAGATCCTTAACCCGACGTGGGACGACACCGCGGTACAAGCCGAGGTCGCGGCGATCCTCGCCGAGACCGGAGCAGCCGCGCCCGACCCTGTTGGGTCGTTTCCGGTGCGCTAGTCACTCCAGCGGCCTGACTCCACGTCCCATATGTGTTCCACGAGGACGCCGTCCCTGACTCCCTGGACCTGCCACGAAGATTCCTTCCAGTCGAGGCGGGGAGCGGGGGCCGCGTCCAGTTCAGGACGCGTCGCGTTCTGTAGGGCGAGAAGCTGGGCTAGGGCTTCAGCTGGGCATTCCGGTGAGAACCTGACTTCCCAGCCGTCGAGTGTGCGTAGTTGGATCTTGTCCGTCGGACCGAGCGACCGTTCATTCTGGGCGCGCAATTCGCGCCGCAGGTACCGGCGGAGTGCCGTCCGTGTCCTGCGATCGAGACCAGTAGCGAACCGGTTTCCGAAGTGCGTCGCGATCGCTTGAAGAAATGGCGTCGCCGCCACGATTGCGCCAGCCTCCAGGAACAGCGTGAGGTTCGCCCGTGAGTATTGGTCCCGAAGGCGTTCAGCCTCAAGGTGTTCGGCGCGGAGGCGTTCAGCCTGGAGGCGTTCAGCCTCGCGTTCCTGTTTGATTTGACGCTGCCGTTTCTTCCACCGCTGCCTAAGGCCCATCGGACTCCTTTCGACGTTCCGAGGATGGCAGCCCCATGAGCGGGCGTCGCGCAGTTGGGGGTGACTGGTGCCGATTCACCCGGGCATGGTCGAACCCCTCGCCGACCGCACCCGCGACCTGTACGCCGAGGCCGAGGCCCGTCTGTTGGGCATCATCGCCCGGCAGCTCGCCGCCGGCCTCGACGCACCCGGTTGGGTCGAGCGGAAGCTCGCCGCCGTCCAGCAGCTACGCCGCGCCTCACAGGCCGTTGTCGACGAGTTGGGGAAAGCGGTCGAGCTGGAAGTGTTCGACGCGGTCGCCGCGGCGTACAACGAGGGACACCGCGCCGCGGTCGCCGAGTTGGGCGCCCTGTCCGACGACGCCCGCGCCCTGGTCGACGACGTCACCCCCAACGCTCAGGCCGTCGACCGCCTCGCACAGGAAACCGTCGACGTCGTCACCTCGACGCACCGCTCGATTCTGCGGGCCGTTGTCGACCGGTTCCGGGCGATCGTCGCCGAGGTCACCGCCACGCCCCTACTCGGCACCGGCACCCGCCGGCAGGCCACGCAAGACGCCATGCGCCGGTTCGCCGACGAGGGCATACGCGCGTTCGTCGACCGCGCCGGCCGCCGTTGGCAGCTCACCAGCTATGCCGAGATGGCCGTACGGACGTCCGTCGCCCGCGCCGCGACCGAGGCGCACATGCGAACCCTGTCCGACGCCGGTATCGACCTGGTGATCGTCAGCGACGCGCCTCGCGAGTGCCCGCTCTGTCGCCCGTGGGAGGGCCGCGTGCTGGCCATCGACGGCCCGTCCGGCGAGCGCACGGTCGAGGTCGAGCACGCCATCGATGACGGCCGCATGATTCCCGTACGTGTCGCGGGCGCCCTTGACGAGGCCCGCCTCGCCGGCCTCCAGCACCCCAATTGCCGGCACTCCGTCAGCGCCTACACCCCAGGTCTGACCACGATCGAGCAGGCCACCAGCGACCCCGCCGGCTACGAGGCCGGCCAGCGACAGCGCGCGATCGAGCGGCACATCAGGAAGTACAAGCGCCGCGAGGCCGCCGCCGTCACCCCCGAGGCGCAGCGCGCCGCCCGCCTGAAGTTGAGGCAGTGGCAGGGCGCCATGCGGACGCACCTCGCCGCACACCCCGACTTGCGCCGGCTACGCCACCGCGAGCAGCCGGGCGCCTCGAACCTCCCCGAGCAGCGCACCGAGGCGACGCCCGAGCAGGTCGAGGCCGCGCGTGTGTGGTCCGGCGACGAGCAGTCGATACGCGAGATGAGCGACGACCAGCTCGCCGCCGCCGAAGCTTCCCGCCTGCTCGACGACCGCGCCCGCGCGAGGAACGAGGCCGAGGCCGACCGCCGCGACCTCGACGACCTGCTCGGCCGCGTACGTCCCGGCGGCACCCTCGCCGAGGACCTGACGCAGTTCAGCGACACCGAGCTCGCCCGCGCGTTCGTCCACCTCGACGACGGCGACGCACTGCGCGTCATGGCGGAGATGGACCGGCGCGACCTCGCCACCCGCCTACCGGGCGTGTCCGCGGATCTGGTCGGCCTGTCCGACCACGACCTCGCCGCGCGCGCCCGCGGAGCCGACCCGGACACGCTTGCCCTGATCGCCGCCGAGGCCGGCCGGCGTGACCTGCTCGCCCGCCTGTTCCCCGGCGGGCAGTTGCTCGGCGATCTGTCCGACGTGGGCGACGACGAGCTCGCATGGTGCATGCAGTACGCCACCAGCGAGGAACTGTTCAGGATCGCCGCGGAGATGGACCGCCGCGACGCCGTCGACCTCCCCCAGCCGGCCGACGCCGGCGACGCCGTCGAGGACCTGCTCGCCGACCGCGACGCCCTCGCCGAGGCCATGGCGCCCGCGCCGGACCCGGAGGATTGGGGACGCCTCGCCGACGACGACACGTTCGCCGCCGAGGCCGCCGCCCTCGCCACCGCGCACGACGACGAGGACGGCGACACCGACGAGCGGCACCTCATCACCCGCCGCGAGGCCCGCGCCCTGTACGACGAGTACGTATATCGCCAGTACCTACAGGCCGAAGACGACTGCAACGGCTACCTACTCAACAAGAAGGCCCAGGCCGCCGGCATCAATCCGGCAACGCTGTTCAGCGGGCCCGCGCGCATCGCGTACGCGCGAGCAAGCGACGAACTGAAAGAGTGGTGGGCCGAACACGGTCGACTCACTCAGGCCGAGTTCATCGAGCAGGTGACCGGCAAATCGCAGCGATGGGCCGCCGGCGCCCGGATCAACGAATCCGACGAGCAGAACAAGCGATAGGGGGCGCAGCGTGGGCACACGCGAGGACATCGCACGGGCAGTCGAGGCCGGCCGCGAGGCCGGCAGGAACGGCGACCCGCCGACCGTGTGCCCGTACCCGCGGTCGTCGACGCTGCGTACCGCGTGGATTCGCGGCTATGCCGAGACCCGCCCCGTGTCGTCCCAACCGGAGACGACCAGCTAGCACCACCGACAGCACCACCCCCGAGGGGGCCCGCCAGGCGCGGGCCCCCTTTTGCATGCCCCGACACGCGGAGCGCCAGGCGCGCGCCGCCCTGACTACGGCTCCAGGAGGGCCCTATGTCCACCCCGACCGCACCCGCCGCCACGACCGCCCCCGCCGCGCCGGCCGCACCGCCCGCGCCGGCCGCGACCCCGCCGGCCCCGGCGAACACCCCGCCCGCGCCGGCGACGCCGGCGGCCCCCACCGCGCCGCCGGCCACCCCGCCGGCCGCGCCCCAGGGTGGCGAACCGCAGGACGTCGCGAGCCTGCCCGCGTGGGCCCAGAAGATCATCACGGACACCCGCGCCGAGGCCGCGAGCTACCGCACCCGAGCGCAGGCCGTCGAGCAGGGACAGCCACCCGCCGCCCCCGCGCCGGCGACGCCGACCGCCCCGCCGGCGCCGGGCGACGCCCCCGAGGGCGACGTAAGTCGACTGCCGCAGTGGGCCCAGCGCGCCATCACGGACGGACAGACAGCCGGCCGCCGCGCCGCCGTACAGGCCGCGATCATCCAGGCCGCACCGGGCGCCGGCGCCGACGTGGCCCGCCTGCTCGACTCCCAGTCGTTCGCCGCGACCGTCGCCACCGTCGACCCCACCGACACCGCCGCGATCACTCAGGCAATCACCACCGCCGTGACCGCCCAGCCGTGGCTTTCCGCCCAGGCGACCGGCCCCGCGCGAGGGGGCGCCGACTTCGGCGGCACCGGAGCGGGCGAGGTCTCCCCCGCCCAGTTCGCCGCCATGTCCTACGCCGAGCGCGTCGCACTGCACCAGTCCGACCCCGACACGTACCGGCGCCTCGCCGGTTCCTGACACCTCCCGGCACCGCGCCGGGCCCCAACGCCCGGCGACCGCGCCGGAGAAAGTAGGCAGCAGCAATGCCGCAGACCACCGCCGCCGCGATGATCGTCCCCGAGGTATGGGGCGACATGGCACAGGGCCAGTTCATCGGAAAGGTGCGCGTCGCCGGTTCCTCGGCCGTCCTCGACGACAACACCCTCGAAGGTGCGCCCGGCGACACGATCCACTTCCCGAAGTGGGGCGCCCTCGGCGAACTCGACGAGCTCACCGAGTCCACGCCCATGACGCCGGCCGCGATGTCCACCGACGACGCCACGGCGACGATCAAGGAAGTCGGTAAGGCCGTCGAGATCACCGACAAGGCGCGCCTTGTCTCCCTCGGCGACCCCGAGGCCGAGGCCCGCCGGCAGTTCGGCGTACTGGCCGCCCGCAAGGTCGACGCCGACCTGATCAAGCAGGCGCAGGCCGACGAGACCGCGCAGGGCGGGGGCAACCCGTTCCGCTTCACCACCGCGGCGGGGAAGCTCAAGTTCACATGGCTGGACGCCATGGTGCCCGCCATCGGCCAGTTCGGCGACGAGTGGGAGCCGGACGACTTCGCCGGCCTCTACATCAACAGCGTGCAGCTCGGCGAGGCCATGGCCGACCCGCAGTTCGTCGACGCGTCCAAGCTCGGTTCCGGCGAGTCCGCCGCCGTGACCGGCAGCATCGGCCGTATCGGCGGCGTGTCCGTGTTCGTGACGAACCGTGTCGTGGCCGGAAAGTTCCTGCTCCTCAAGACGGGTTCGCTCGGCCTGCTCTACAAGCGGCGCCCGCTGGTCGAGTCCGACCGCGACATCCTCGCCCGCTCCACCGTCGTGACCACGACCCTTCACTACGCCGTGAAGAGGCTCGACGACCGCGGCGTAGCCGTCGGCACCCTCGCCACCACCTGATCAGGAAGGAGGGCGCCGCCGTGTTGCTGCGCCGCTACCACCCCCGAGCCCCCGACGAGTCCGACCCCGAGTCGGACGAATGGGAGGTCACCACCGACGCCCCGCAGGCCCCCAAGCCGGCGGGGCGTTCGCGTCCCGCCAAGACGGCGAAGGAGGGGTGATCCGGTGGCCGGCCACGTCTACGCCACCCCCGAGCAGCTGACAGCGTGGACCGGCCAACCCGCCCCGACGGACGCCGACCGGCTGCTCGCCCGAGCGTCCGAGGACATCGACGACGCCCTACTCACCGCCGTCTACCGGACGGATGCCCTCGGCATGCCGACCGATCCGGCCGTCGTGATCGCCCTCGCCGACGCCGTGTGCGCACAGGTCGAGTACCAGCTCGCCACTGGCGACGACGGCACCGGCGCCGCCGGCCGATGGGACAGCGTCTCTATCGGCCCTGTGTCCCTGTCCGGACGCAAGGACGCCCCCGCCGCCGCCGGCGACGTAGACCTCGCCCCCCGCGCGCACCGCGCCCTCAACCGGGCCGGCCTGCTCCCGGGGGTGATCTGGTGAACGTCCCCCGGTGGCTGCTGCGGCACCGGATCACGGTCGAGCCGTACCTCGGCGACAGCGCATACGGACCGACCTACGGCGCCCCCGTCCCGGACGTGCCCGCCCTGGTCGCCGAGGAGATCAAGACCGTGCGCGACCGCGAGGGCCGCGAGGTCACATCCACCGCGCAGATCATCGCCGACCCCGGCCTCAACTGCCCGGCAGAGTCGCGGATCACCCTCCCCGACGGCCGCACCACCAAGGCGATCAGCGTCGCCCAACACACCGCGCCGGGCCTACCCGTGCCGCAATCCACGGAGGTGAGCGCCGAGTGACCCAACGGGCCCGCCTGAGATGGAACGGCGCCGCCGCCCTGCGCGGCACCCGCGCCGGCGCCGTCCGCGGCCTACGCCTCGCCGCCGAACACGTCCTCGCCGAGTCACGCAAGGTCGTCCCGATCGAAGAGGCCACCCTCGAACGCTCCGGGGTCGCCACGGTCGACGAGTCCAGCCTCACGGCCGCCGTGTCGTACGACACCCCGTACGCGATCCGACAACACGAGGAACTGAACTACCGGCACGACGCCGGCCGTTCAGCGAAGTACCTCGAACGCCCCCTCACCGAGCAGGCCGACACCGTCGCCGAGATCATCGCGGCGCAGCTGCGGAGGGTACTCCGTGGCTGACCTCGACCCGCTCGACGGCGTCGCCCAGCTGCTCGCCGCGCGCGACCTGGTCACCTACGACCCGACCGGCACGACCGGCGATCTGTTCGTCGAGGTCATGCCGCCGGCGCCCGATGCCGCAGTCGCCCTGTGGCTGTACGACGGCGAGTCGCCCGACACCCGCAACGCCTACGACACCCCGCGCCTACAGGTGCGCGTACGCGGCGGGCCCGACCCGCGCGTCTCCCGCCGCCGCGCGTGGGCGATCTACAGCGCACTTCACGGCCTCGCCGGCGTCGCCCTCCCCGACGGGACGTGGCTCATCCTCGCCGCCGCGCGCGCCACCCCTGCCCCCATGGGCCCCGATTCCAACGGCCGACACGAGCACGTCGTCAATTTCGACCTTGACGTGTCGGCCCCCACCGTCCACCGCACCGAATAGGAGGCCCCCACGTGGGACGCCCCATCGACGCCCGCGGCTGGGAATTCGAGGTCGAGACCGCAACCGCGAACACGTTCGTGCGGATCGGGAACCTCACCAGTTGGACCCACAACCCGGGCGAGAACGAAGAGACCGCCGACACGACCACCTTCGACAGCGACGGCTATTACGAACAAGACATCATGCAGCGCGGCGCAACGATCGAGGTCAGCGGCCTGTACGCGGCCACGTCCGGCACCCGCGACGCCGGACAGGACTACATCGACAAGACATGGTCGTACCTGTTCGGCGAGGAGTCGCGCGGGACCATGCGCTACCGGCACATCTCACAGACTCAGTGGACCGTGTGGGAATGCACGGTCACGCCCGGCGAGCAGGGCGGCGAGACCAACGCGAAGACCTCATGGGGTGCGACGTTCACCCGATGCGGCGCCCCGACTACCGCCGAGGTGGTGACGAGCCCGTGACCGACCCCCTGATCGAGCCGGCCGAGGGCGAGGTCGAGGTCGCCGACTTCGACGCGTTTTTCGCCGAGCAGGCCGAGCCCGAAAAGCAGGGCGTACCGCTGAAGCTGTACGGCCGTACGTACGTCCTCCCCGCCACCCTGCCCGCCCTGTTCACGCTCCAGCTGCACCGGTTGCAGAACAGCGCCCGGCCCGAGGACATCCGGCGCCTGCTCGGCTCCCTGTTCGGGCCGGATGCCGTCGACCACTGGACCGAGGCCGGCATGTCCGACCGTCACCTCGGAATCGTCCTGCTCTGGTCGACGACCAACGTCGCCAAGCCGGGCGCCGTGTCCATGGAACGCGCGGCACAGCTGTACGACGAGCGCGAGGCCGCCAAGGGAAAAGCAACGCCGCGGCCGGCCCAGGGCAAGCCCCGCCCCAAGGGCAAGGGCAAGGGCAAGGGGAAGCCGCGGAGTTCTGGCAAGCGGTACTGACCAACTGGGGCGCGGTCGAGTCTGATCTCGCCCAGACGTACGGCCTGACGGCCGAGGACATCGCGCGCCTGTCCACGCGCGCGTTCCTGGTTCGCCTGTCCGGTCTGCCCTCCGAATCCCGGTTCGCGCACTCGTGGCGGAACACGCCCCGCGTCGTGTCGGACCCCGACGAGATCGCCCGTCTCACGGGGCGGTGATCAGCGCGACAACTGCATAACAACTGAATAGCGCGCGGCGCGCGCCGGTGAGGGGTGCTCCTTGTCCCTCACCATCGGTGAACTCACCGGCTATATAGACCTCGACGACTCCGGGGCACAGGCCGGAGTCAACCGCACCGAGGCCGCCCTCGCCGGTCTCCAGCGGCACGCCGACGGCCGGTTGCGCGACCTGCGCGGCCGGTTCGTCGCGGCCGGCGCGGAGATGGGCGGCGCCCTCGGCGACGGCATCGGCGGGGGCGCCGAGGACGCCGGGCGCGGCCTCGCCGGCATCGGCCCCCTGATCGGCGCCGCGGCGACCAGTACCAAGCTGCTCGCCGGCGGCGCGGTCGTCGCCGCGGGCGCGCTCGCCGCCGTCCCGCTGGCCGTGATCGGCCTCGGCGCGAAAGTCCTCGCCGAGAACGAGCAGGTCAAGGGCGCATTTACCGACCTTGGCGAGCACGTCAAGGGGCGAATGCAAGAACTCGCCGCCCCGCTGGTCGAGCCGTTCGTCAACGCGGCCGACCAGTTGGGCGGCATCTTCGACGACCTCGCCCCGCAGATCGGCGCCCTGTTCGAGGGCGTCGCCCCGCTGGTCGAGCCCCTGGTCGACGGCATCGGCGCCCTCGCCAAGGGCGCCATGCCCGGCCTGGTCGCCGCGGTCGAGGCCGCCGGCCCGGTCATCGACGCACTGTCGACCGGCCTCGGCGCGGTCGGCGACGGCCTCGGCGGGTTCTTCGAGGGCGTCGCCACAGGCGCCGGCGGCGCGGCCGAAGGACTCGGCAGCCTTCTCGGCGCGGTCGGCGAAATCCTGCCCGCGCTCGGCGGCCTGATCGGCGCCCTCGCCGAGGCCGGCGGGCCGGTCCTGTCCGCCCTCGCCGGCGCCCTCGGCCCGCTGGTGTCGTCCCTCGCGGACGCACTCGGCCCCGCCCTCGCCTCCCTCGGCCCGCCGCTCGCCCGGCTGGTCAAGGCGTTGGGCGACGGCCTACAGCCGATCGTCGACGCCCTCGGCCCGGTCCTCGCCGCCGCCGCGGACGCGTTCGGCGTACTGATCGACGCCCTGTCGCCGATCCTGCCGGTAGTCGGCGAGCTGGTCGCCTCGCTGCTCCCCGCCGTCACGCCCCTGTTGGCGGCAATCGGCGACGTCATCGCCCAAGCGGCGCCCGTCGTCGAGCTGCTGGTCGACGCCCTCGCCGGCGGGTTGCGGCCAATCATCGCTCAACTGCCCGGCCTGGTCGCTCCGTTCGCGGCCGTCCTCGGCGATCTCGCCGAAACGGTCCTCCCGATCCTGGCGCGGCTGATCGTCGCCCTGTCGCCCGCCCTCGCGACCGTGGGCGAGGCGTTCGGGCAAATCCTTGTCGCCCTCGCCCCGCTGCTGCCCGCCGTCGGCGAGCTGCTGATCGGCGCCCTCACGGCCTTGATGCCGATCATCGAGCCATTGATCGGCCTGGTGGGACAGCTCGCGTCCATCCTCGCGAACGGCCTCGCCGCCGTGATCGAGCAGGTGGTCGTACCGATCATCACAGCGATTGTCGCCCTGCTACAGGGCGACTTCGGCAAGGCGTGGGAGCTCGCCAAGACGGCCGTAACGAACGCCGCCCGGCTGATCGGCGAGGCCACGACCAAACTCGCCGAGTTCGTCGGCAAGGGCATCTCCGCCGCGGTCGACTGGATCAAGGGACTACCCGGCCGCGCGTACAACGCCCTCGCCCCGCTCGCCGGCCAACTGCGCGACCGAGCAGTCTCCGCACTGCGCAGCTTCAAAGACTCGATCGTCACCAAGGCCGGCGAGGCTATCGCATGGGCGCGAGGACTGCCCGGCCGGATCTCCTCAGCGATCGGGAACCTCGGCTCGCTGCTGGTCGACAAGGGCAAGGACATCGTTCGCGGCCTACTCAACGGCGTTAAGAGCATGGGCAGTTGGCTGAAATCCCAGCTGATCAGCTTCGCGAAGAACATGATTCCCGGGCCCATTGCCGACGCCCTCGGCATCGGCTCGCCGTCCAAGGTCATGGCGCGTGAGGTGGGCCGCTGGATTCCCGCCGGCCTGGTCAAGGGCATTGAGGGCGGCGCCGGCGCCCTCGATCGCACCATGCGCAGCCTGGTGAACCCGCCGGCCGTACCCACCCTCTCGCCCGCCCTCGCGGGCGCCGGCGGGTACGGCTCCCCGTTCGCCGCCGCCTCGCCCGGCGGCGCCCTGGTGCACGTCGAGCACTGGCACGCCGCCGAGAACGGCACCCCCGACGACAACGCGAAGGCCCTCGCGTGGCTCGCGAAGGCAAGGGGGTGACATGGCGCCCGGCGACCTGATCACCCGGCCCGGACAGGTGCAGTACGGCGAGCTGTTGCTCGGCGCCGGCACCGCGTACCGGTGGCGCGGTATCACGGGGTGGGAGGACCTTCCCGCCCTCGACTCCGGCACGGTGCCGCGGTCGGACGCGCACGGCGCGTTCCCCGGCGGCCTGCTCGCACAAGCCCGGACGATCGGCCTCGACGGTCTGATCATCCGGGCCCCGCGGGCGTCCGTCGGCGCGGTCGTCGGCGCCCTCAATGCCGGCACGGTGCCGGTTGAGGACGAGCGCCCGTTCGTGGCGTGGCTCGACGACCGCGGGCCCCTGCTCGCGTACGCGCGCGCGACCCGCCGCGCGGTACCGGCGACCCTCGGGTACCGCCTCGGCACGATCACGGGCGGCGCCCTTGAGTTCGTGGCGACCGACCCGCGCCGGTACGAACTCGCCGAGCGCACCGTGTCAGCGACCCTGCCCATGTCCGAGGCCGGCCTGTCGTGGCCGCTGTCGTGGCCGCTCCCGTTCGGCAACCCGGGCAGTACCGGCGCCCTGTCAACGACGAACGTCGGCGACTCCGAGACACACCCCGTGATCGAGTTCCGGGGCCCGGTGACCCGCCCGTCGTTGACCAGCCTCGCCACGGGCGACGCGGTCGAGTACGACATCCCGCTCGCCGCCGGCGACGTGCTCGCCGTCGACACCCTCGCCGGGACGGTCGTCCTCAACGGCACGGCCTCGCGGATCTACACCGCGACCTCGCGCTCGGTGCCCGAGCAGACGTTCACGCTCGCCCCCGGCATCTCATCCCTGATCTTCCGCGCCGCGCCCGGCAGCAACGACCCGACGGCGTCGGCGACCGTGCGCTACCGCTCGGCCTACTGGTAAGGAGAACCCCACCGTGACCGTGCGTTCCGCATGGCTGCTGCCGCTCACGCAGACTCGCGAGGACACCCGCCTTACGCCGGTCGGCACCTACGCCCCCGAGTCCGAGATGCGCACCCGCGACGGCGTGATCGCCGGCGGGAACCCGTTCGCCGCGACCAGCGCCGGGGCGATGTCCGTACAGATCGGCGTCGGCCGCGCCCAAGTACAGGGCACCGACGCACAGGGCGCCTACCCGGTAACGGTCGACGCCCCCGCGGTCCTCACGTTCACCGACGGCGAGGCGCAGTTCACCCGTATCGACAGTGTCGCCCTGCGCGTGTACGACCAGCTTTTCGACCAGGCCGGCCAGAACCTCGCAACCGTCGAGATCATCCGCGGCACGGGTTCGGCCACCCCGACCGCGCCGAGCATGCCCTCGGCCTGTCTGCGCCTGTGGGACGTGACCGTGCCCCCGGGCGCCTCAGCGGGCGCGGGCGGTATCCCCTGGTCGTCAGCACTCGGCGACCGGCGCCGCTTCACCTCCGCCTACGGCGGGATCATCCCGCGCGGGTACGGCCTCAACTTCAACGGCGCGTACGACGGCCAGTACCGCGACAGCGGCACCGGATTGGAGCGTTGGAACGCCGCCGCCGGCGCGTGGCAGACGTACCCGCCCGTCCCGACCCGTCCCCTTGTGACAGAGCAGGCCGCCGACTCGCCGCTCAACCAGACCGGCGCGTTCGTCGACTTCACCGCCGCCGCCTGGCCCCGCATCACCTTCACTGTGCCCCCGTCCGGCGCCGTGTTCATCACCGTCGGGGGGCAGGTCTCCAACCGCACGACCACCGCGTCTACCGCGTGGATGACGTGGCGTGCGACCGGCGCCTACACCGAAGCCCACGGCGGACGCAACGGGATCAGCGCACAGGGGGGCCGCGTCATCGCCTCGCGCCGCGTCTACCGCTCCGGCCTCACGCCCGGCGGTCAGGTAACGCTCATTCCCGGTTGGAACATCAGCAGCGGTAGCAGCGGGGGCGGAACCGATGTGTTCGTACTCAATGGTCAGCTCACCGTGGAATTCGTCCAGTGACGATCGCGCCGCCGTACCGGCTGCTGTTCTGTGATCTGCGCTCCGACCAGCTGCTCGACGCGCTGCCCGTACAGGGCGTCGCCCTCGACGACTACATCGGCAAGACAGGCCGGCTGACCGGCACCGTGCCGATCCCCAACCGCGCCATTGCCGAGCGCGCCCGCCGCGCGATCGTGCCCGGCCGAACGGCCGTGTGGGTCGAGCGGGGGCGCGACATCTGGTGGGGCGGCATCCTATGGACGCTCGCCCTCGCCTCCGACGCCCGCGGATTCCTCGGCGCGCAGATTCAGGCCGGCGGTTGGGAAAGCTACCTGTACCGCCGGCTTCTGTACGACACCCAAGTCGCCGAGCAGGTCGACCAGTTCGACATAGCCCGCGGCCTGGTCGACTACGTGCAGAACACCCCCGGCGGAAACATCGGCCTCACATACGACACCGCCGTGTCCGGCGTCCCGCGCGACCGTACGTATCTGCGCTACGACCTCCCGACCATCGGCGACCTGCTCGACGACCTCGCCGCCGTCGAGGACGGGTTCGAGTGGCGCATCGCGTCGTTCCGCGACACCGACGGCCGCCGCGTCAAGCGCTTGCAGCTGGGACACCCCGTCATCCGCGCCGGCGCGTCCGACATCGTCCTCGACCACCCCGGACCGGTCCTGTCCTACATGTGGCCCACCGACGCCACGATCAAGGCGAACGCGTGGCAGTCCCGCGGCGCATCCATCAACACCAACCAGGCCGCCGACTCCTACCCGCTCACCTCGCCCGTACTGGTCGACGACGCCGATATCGCCGCCGGCTGGCCGCGCCTCGACGGCTCCAGCGATCACACCACTGTCGAGCGACAGGCCACCCTCGACGCCCACGCCCGCGCCGATTGGAACGCCGCCCGCACCCCCGTGCAGATACCCGAGGTCGAGGTACTGCTCGGCGGCACCATCACGCCCGCCCTGCTCGGCGCCACGGTCCGGCTCCGCATCCGCGACCTGTGGCACCCGATCACCCTCGACGCCCGGTACCGCGTCGTCGGCCTGTCCATCACCCCGCCCGAGCGAGGCCGCCCCGAAACGGCCCGCCTGTACCTGGAGGTTCCCTGACCGTGCCGTACGTCCCGCAAGACGTGTTGGACCGGCTCGCCGCCCTCGAACGCGAGGTACGGCAGCTGCGAGGCCGTGCGCAGATGCGCCCCGCCCTCAATCAGGTGTTGGCCGGCGACGTGGTGATCGGCGAGGGCGGGCAGCTGATCGCCAAGACGCCCGGCGGCATCCGGACGTTCGTCGTCGGCCAGACCCCGGAAGGTGACTGGGGCGTCGGCCTCGGCCGTGAGCAGGGCACGGCCGCCTTGACCGTGGGCGACGACGCCCTCACCAACGCGCAGATGGTCCGCGTGTGGTCGCGTAGCGGCGAGGTCATCGTCATGGATGACGCATGGGCAGACGGGTTCCTCGGCCGGCCGTCGATGCCGATTCCCATGCAGCCCACATCCGGGCGCGAGACCAGCAACACCGAGGCCACCACGGCATGGACCGGCGCAACGCGGCTGATGAACCCCGTTCTGTACGCCGCGTTCGAGACGTTCACCCCGGCCGGCGTCACGGCCGACGTGTCGTTCGACGACGGCCTCGGCGAGGTCGATTCATGGGTCGCCAACACCTCGAACGGCTGGACGTTCCACGAGATCACCAAGCCTGTGCGGCAGAACTTCATGGATCACTGCAACTACCGGTTGAAGCACTCCGTACGGACAGGCACCGGCTCGATCCGTACCAACTGCCTCGGTGTCTACAGCCGGAACAGCTTCGGCGCCTCGGAGGCCCTCCAGTGACCACGCCCTCGCCCGCCCCAGACCCGGAGAGCGGCGGCATTCTGCCCGCCCCCGGAAACGACCCCAATGCCCCCGCACCCCGGAGGGAGGAAGCCACCGATGCCGCTCCCCGAGGGGATACCGACAGTCCGAGTGACGGGCCGGTTCCTGACTCCTGACGGACAGCCCCTCACGGGACAAGTCGTGTTCCGTGCGCCGTCCCTGGTTACGTTCGGGCAGTTCGACGTGATTCTCGGCGGACCGGTTACCGCGCCGCTTGACGCCACGGGCGCGTTCGCGGTCGAGCTACCGGCCACCGACGCCCCCGGCATGAACCCCTCCGGCTGGTCGTACACCGTCGCGGAACAGCTCGCGGGCGTGTCGATGAACCGCGTCTATCAGGTGTTGCTACCGGCCGAGGCGCCCGAGGTCGACCTCGCCGACATCGCGCCGACCGACCCCTCGACGCCGAACTACGTCGCCGTACGCGGCGACAGCGCGTACGAGGTCGCCGTAAAGGCCGGTTTCGCCGGGACCGTCGCCCAGTGGCTCGCGTCCCTGGTCGGCGCCCAGGGCGTCAAGGGGGACACGGGCGCGACGGGCCCGCAGGGAGCGACCGGCCCGCAGGGTCCCCAGGGCACCCAGGGACCGGCGGGCGCACCCGGCGTCGTCCAGTCCGTCAACGGCAAGTCCGCCGCCGCGGTCACCCTCACCGCCGCCGACGTCGGAGCAGTGGCCAACAACGGGGCGTACAGCCGCATGGACGGCACGTTGCACATCGTCTACGCCGGCACTCAGGCCGACGTGTTCAAAGCGTCGGATGCGGCACAGTCGAAGTACACGGCCATCAACAAGAACGCCGAGCTGATCACCAACGCCACCGCCACGTTCACCGACGCACGAATCGGCACCGCGGCAGCCACCTTCGGCGGAGGAGCCGGCGGCATCCTCGCGTTCGCCAACGCCACCACACCGCCCACAACGAACCCAGCCGGCGCCCTGCTGTGGGCCGAGGGCGGCACGTTGAAGGTACGGCAAGCCGACGGAACCGCGTTCACCCTCGGCGCCGGGGGCGGCACCGCGCCGGTAACGTCCGTCAACACCAAGACCGGCGACGTCGTCCTCGCCGCCGCCGACGTGGGCGCCGAGGCCGCCGGTACGGCCGTACTGCTCGCAGGAACGCAGACGATCAACGGAACGAAGACGTTCAGCGCCATACCGTCGAGCAGCGTCGCGCCGACGACCGCGAACCACCTCGCACGCAAGTCCTACGTTGACGCCGCAGCGTTCGCCGGCGAGTGGTCGCCCGCCGACCACGGACTCATCACGTGGGCATTCGACCCCGCCCTCGCGCAGTCGACCGCGCTCTACCCAGGGTCGGGACCGATCCGAGTAACCGCGGTCATCCTGCGCGCCGCCGCCACGGTCAACCGCATCGTGTGGTTCGCCACCGGCTACGCGGGCGGCCTCACCACCGGCTCATGGGCCGCGATCTACAACAGTGGCGGGACCCGCGTCGCCGCGACCGGCGACATGTCGACCGCCACCTACGAACCGGCCGAGCAGCACGACGCCGGGGGCGGAACGATATGGAGCCCACTCACCGCCGCCTACTCCGCCGCGGCAGGTATCTACTACGTGGCATGGCGCTTGCAGTACAACACCACGACCGGCGACGGCCCCATGTTGCTCGCCGCTGAAAGCGGAGCCGGCGCCCCGCCGAACGTGTTCGGGTACACCGCCGTCCGCCGGTTCGGCGTGTACGCCACGGGCGCCGCCTCGGCCCCCGCCTCGATCACCCTGTCGAGCATGGAGAACGGCGCCAACCGCTTTTGGGTCGCCCTCGCGTAGACCGCGCCGCCCCCTTCCTTCCCGTACGCCCCGGCACCGCGCCGAGGGCGTTTTTTCATGTCTGGAGACATCCCCTATGGCATCCCCCCTGTCCGCAACGAAGTTCCGCGACAGCATCAAGGGCGCGGGCGTGTCCGTCGTCGAGGTCGGTTCGTGGCGGACCCACAACCGCAACCACAAGGGCGCATGGGGCCCCATGCGCGGCGTGATGATCCACCACACCGTCACGTCGGGCACCGCGCACAGCGTCGCCATATGCCGCGACGGATACAGCACCCTGCCCGGCCCGCTGTGCCATGGCGTCATCGACAAGACCGGCACCGTGCACCTGGTCGGCTACGGCCGCGCCAACCACGCCGGATCGGGCGACGACGACGTACTCGACGCCGTGACCGCCGAGCGGTCCCCGCTCCCCGCCGACAACGAGACCAACACCGACGGGAACCGCTACTTCTACGGGTTCGAGTGCGTCAACCTCGGCGACAACATCGACCCGTGGCCCGAGGCCCAGGTCGAGGCCATCGCCCGCACCGCCGCCGGCATCTGCCGCGCGCACGGGTGGGGCGCCGAGTCCGTGATCGGTCACCTTGAGTGGCAGCCGGGCAAGGTCGACCCCCGCGGGCCGATCGGCAAGAAGGGCGGGCCCGCGCTCACCATGGCCAAGATCCGGGCGCGCGTCGAGCAGCTGCTCGACGACGACAAGCCGACCGCCCCGGCCCCGTCCCAGCCCGCGCGGAAGGTCGTCGACCTCTCGCAGCTGATCGCCGCCGCCCGGAAAGACCCGGCCAAGTCCGGCACCCCCGTTTCGTACTCGGGCGCCCGGATCGTCGAGGACGCCCTCGCCGCCGAGGGACTGCTCGCCAAGAAGTACGTAGACGGCCACTTCGGCACCACCACCGTGACCGCTTACCGCAAGTGGCAGCAGCGATGCGGGTACAGCGGCGCCGCCGCCGACGGCATCCCCGGCCGCGCCTCGCTCGACACCCTCGCCAAGCGCCACGGGTTCGACGTCGCCGCCTGAACACCCCACACCCGCCCGCCCGGCACCGCGCCGGGCGAGCCCAACCCGAAGGAGTACCCACCCATGACCCCCGCCGCCAAGCGCACCGTACGGACCGTCATTCAGGGCGTCGTCATGTTCGCCGTCGCCCTCCCCGCCATCGTCAGCGCGTCCGGCATCCCCGACGCCCTTCCGTGGGTCGGTGGCGCCCTCGCCGTCGCCGCCGGCCTCGCGCGCGTCATGGCCCTGCCCGCCGTCGAGCAGCTGCTCGACCGCGTCGGCCTCGGCCTGGTCGACGACGACCAGGGCGGTAGCGCGTGACCCAACCGCCCCCGCCCGAGTCCGTCGCCGTCGAGCTGGAGAAGCTACGCGGCACCATGGCCGAAGGGTTCGCACGGGTCGACGGCTCCCTCGCCCTGCTCGTACAGCGCGGCGACCAGACCGACCGGCAGCTCACCGACCACGACCAGCGCCTCGACGCCCTCGAACGGGCACGGTGGCCCCTGCCATCCGTCGCCGCCCTGGTCGCCGTTCTCGGCCTCGCCCTCTCCATATGGCAGTTCGCTGCCGCTCCCTAACCGAAACGCCCCCCGTACGGCCGCCTATGGCCGTACGGGGGGGCGTTCTGCTGCTTCTACAGGCATCGGCGACGTGAGTCGCCTGTGATGGGTACCGTTCTAGGGAGAGCCCGAACGGATGGAGCCCCGCGCATGCTGGAAGAAGCAGAGGAGATCGGCCGCCGTGTTCGCCGCGCGCGCCTGCGTCTAGGCATGCCACAGGCAGACCTTGCAACCGCCCTGGGAAAGTCCCAGGGGTGGGTGTCCAAGATGGAACGCGGACAGATCGAGCTAGACCGTGTTGGCCTGCTCAATGCCCTCGCCGCCGAGTTGCACGTACACCCCAACGACCTGATCGGCCGCCCGTACAACAGCTCGCCTACCGAGAACCAATGGCAGGTAGCCGCGTCGTCCATCATGCGCGAGCTGCGCCGGTACGACCTCACGCCAGTCTTTGAGGGCACTCCTCGATCGTCCAACCAACTGTGGCAAGAAGCGACACGACTACACCGGCTACGCGATGCAGCGGCGAACGTAGCGATCATGCAGGTTCTGCCTGACTTGTTCCGCGAAGCCCGCGCACTGGCCGAGGTATCCACCGGTCACGAGCGCGAGGAAGCATTCGCGATCTACGCAGTGTGCTGCAAGTTCGCGCACACCGCCGCACACGCCCTCGGCCACCCCGAGCTAATCGCCATGTCATGCGAACGTGCCGCGTGGTCCGCCGGCCTGTCCGGCGATTCCGTGATGCCGGCCGTAACCGACTGGATGCGCGTTTGGGACATGTGGGCAACCGCCGATTGGGCCGACGCAATCAGCCTGTCAGATAAGGCCATTCGCACAGTTCAGCGTGACTACGACCGGGGCGACCCGCTCGCCGTCCGCGCCTGGGGGTCACTGCAACTGCGCGCGGCCGTGTCCGCAGCGCGAGGCGGAAGCAAGGCGGAGGCCAAGGAACGCATCGGCCATGCAAAGATCGCCGCAGAGCGCGTTGCCCAGCAAACGGGCGCCCCTACGTACGACCGGCATTCCCTAACGTTCTCGCCGGGCAACGTCCACATCCATGCGATCAGCGTCGCCCTGGAGTTGGGAGAGCAGAGGGAGGCTCTGACCATAAATCGCCGTACTGCACCTGGGGTGATCGAGGCTCTACCCAAGTCTCGTCAGGGGCACCACCACATGGATCTAGCCCGCGCGTGGCTTTGGGACGGCAACCGGGACAAGGCGCTGTCTGAGCTTGAGGAAGCGGAACGCATCGCCCCCCAGCTCATCCGCAATCATCCGATCGCACGCTCGACACTGCGCAGCATCGTCTACGCCGAGCGCAGTGCCACGCGCGAGAAGCTGCGCCACATGTCGGACCGCTTTCACCTTGACGGATGACGAGGATATTCCTCTGATTCATATTGGGCCCCTGACGATCTTTTAGCTTCGGGGCATGAGTCGACGAGGAACTCCTCATCTGCCCTCGCAAGGCGGCGAGTTGGGCACCGCTGCACCCTTCCACCCACGACTTGGCGACCTCGCTCGGGACACGTCGAGAGACGGAGTAATCGGCGTCGTCATCGAGTTGCCGGGCGAAGGAAGGAACACGTACCACCTCTGCCCGGCCGGAGGCGGCGACAAGTGGTCGGCGCCCAACGACGGAACCACGCTCCGCCCCGTACAGCCTCAAGTCACACACATCACGCCCCTGAAGCGCGACGTGATGTACGACGCCCGCGCCGAGCATGGCGGATTGCCCGTCACCGTCCACTACGAGGACGGAGGCACCGCAGAGACGGTACTCGTGCTCGATCCGTCCCAATTGGAGCTGTACGCCTACCAGGTTGGGCGCATCCTCGAAATGCGCGACAACGCGCGCGGGGGCAGGTTGTGA